ACGGGGGTGACCATAGATTCATTTCTGGAGTATTCACATGGCTGAAATCAGCATTTTCGAAGATGAGGCGTTCTCGGTGGAGGCGCTGCTGGCGGTGATCAACACCGATCACCCGGTGCCGGGGCAACTCGCCGCGCTGGGCCTGTTCGAGGAACAGGGTGTGTCCTCGCTGGTGGTGCAGATCGAAAAGGACGGCACCACGCTGCAACTGGTGGAGGCGAAAGCCCGCGGCGGCGTAGGCCAGGTCGTGACCGGTGACAAGCGTCAATTGGTCCCCTTCAACACCGTTCACCTGCCGCAGACGTTCCAGATCCTCGCCGATGAAATCCAGGGCATCCGTGCGGTGGGTAGCCGGACCGAGCTGCAGTCCGCCGAGGCGGTCGTGGCCAAGCGCCTGGAAAAAGCGCGCCGCCAGTTGGACCTGACCCACGAGTATCAGCGCATCGGCGCCATCAAGGGCAAGATTCTCGATGCCGACGGTTCGACGGTACTGCTGGATATCTACCAGGCCTTCGGACTGAGGAAGCCCAAGCCGCGATCGCTCGAACTGGGTAACCCCGAGGGTGATCTGAGCGGCATTCTGGCCGACCTGCTCGACGAGCAGGACGACGCGCTGGGCAACGTCACCAGCACCGGTTCGCGAGCGTTCTGTGGCAAGAACTTCTGGGCCAAGTTCATCGATCACCCCAAAGTGCGCGGCACTTACCTCAACACCCTGCAGGCGGCGCAACTGCGGGGTGACCGTCGCCAGTCGTTCGAGTTCGGCGGCGTGGTCTGGGAGCGCTATCGCGGCAAGCATGACGGGGAGCCGTTCGTGGACGATGGCAGTGCCCAACTGGTCCCGGAGGGGGTTCCGGACCTGTTCATCAGCGCCTTTGCGCCGGCGGACTACATGGAGGTCGTCAACACCGAAGGCCTGCCGTACTACGCCAAGCTTGAGCGTCTGCCCTTCGACAAAGGCGTGGCTGGGGAAGCGCAATCGAACCCGCTGCACCTGTGCACCCGCCCGTTGGCGGTGCGCGAACTGACCCTCTGACCGTGGCGGGTTTCTCTGAACTGGTCGCCGACATGGACGAGATCATCGCCGACGTCCTCGGCGATGGTGAGTTTGGCTACCTGGACCGCACCGGTCGGCAGGTCGGCAATGCTGCGGTGATCGTCGAGGAAGGTGTGGAACGCATGGAGGCCGGCGCCCTGGATCGGTACCGGACCATTGCGTGCCGCAAGGCGTTCTTGCAGCCCCTTGATCGAAAGGGGGCGTTCCTCGACTCCGATGGCCAGGTCTGGCGCATCGACGGCATCCATGCCGACGACGGCGACTGGATCACTTTCTACGTGGTGCCCGAATGAGCGACGTGATCGATGTACAGACCGCGGTCATCGGCCAACTGCTGGACCTGCTGGCCGCGGTACCGGCGTTCGGCGACGCCGTCCGCGAGGACTGGGTGGCCGGGGTGCTTGACGCCGAGGACAGCGACGAGCCCGAACGGCTGATCATCCTGCAGGAAGGGGACACCGTGGAACGTGACCGGTCGCCGGGCAGTGTCGTGGAGGAGTGGACCGTGAACATCGTCCCGATGGCGCGGGGCAGGGACGCCGCCCAGGCGTTGCGCGAGGCGCGCCTGGCGATCAAGCGGGTGCTCAAGGGCCACAAGGCCGGGCTGACGGTGCCCGGCCTGGTGCGTGTCGATTTTCCGGCATCCGCTGTGCGCCTGCCCGAGCCCGGCCGGCGCTGGGCCTATCGAGCCATCCCTCTGCAGGTCAGCTACTCGCAGCAGTTGTAACCCATCCACCAGGCCGCCTCCGGGCGGCCTCTTCATTTCCGGAGGGCTCCATGCCCGAGATCATCGTTACCAGGCCGTTCAACTACCGCGAGGGGCTCGACGCGACCCACTACCCGGCGTCGAAGGGCGCCATCAGCGTTACGGCCGCCGTAGCTGCCCATGCCCTGGGCAAGGGCTACGCCACCGAGGCCAAGGCCAAGGCGCCGATTCCGGCAGCCACCGCCGAGCCGGCCGGCGGCGACCAGAAGTAACCCACCCGAACCCATCAGGAGAGCCCCATGCTCCAGACCATCGACCGCTCGTTCATCGGCGAGGGCATCATCCATGCCCGCCTGTACGGGTCGCAGGAACCGTTCCTGCCGCTCGGCAACTGCGACACCTTCAACATCAGCTTCGCCACCGACCGCAAGACGCTGCCCAACTACATGGGAGGCGGCGGCAACAGCAACGTCCGCGAGCGCGTCACCGACGTGACGTCCTCCATCGGAATGTTCGACCTGACCGCCGAGAATGTCGCCCTGGTGACGCGCTCCACCATCCAGGTGGCGCCCACCGCCGCGATCACCGACGAGGCGCATACCTCTCAGGGGGTTGCGCTGGAGTTGATCCCGTTCAAGTACCTGCCGGACCTGACTAAGCCCGTGACGGTGAAGACCGCGGGGGACGTCGAGGTGGCCCCGGGCACGGACTACCTGCTGGTACCCCACGGCATCCAGGTGCTGAGCGGCGGCAAGATCGATGCAACCGGCATCAAGGTCAGCTACACGCCGCGCCCGAGCCGGGCGGTGCATATGCTCAACGGCTCGCAGAAGGAGCTGGAGCTGTTCATCGCTGGCCTGAACGACGCGCAGTCGGGCGAGCCGTTCGCGCTGCGCCCTCGCCGCGTCAAGTTCGGCCTCCTGCAGGAGCTGGCGGTGCTGGGCCAGGAATACGCCAAGCTCACCGGCCCGGCGGAACTGCTCGCAGATTCGCGCGTGACCGCGACCGACATTTCCAAGTTCTGCCAGATGGATCTCGCGCAGGCGGCCTGACCGCCGTGCCAGGGATGGCCCCATGACCACAGCCCGCCGTTTGGCGGGCTTTTTTTGCCAGAGGATTGCCATGGCGAACCCAATGCAGCGCCTGATCCAGTTCGTTCTTCGCGGCCGGGACGAACTGTCGCCCGCCGCCCAGCAGTCGACCGAGGCGCTGGAAGGGCTGCGCACCACAGCGGCGAACCTGAACCGGCAGTTGGACGATGCGAAGGGGGCCCGCGGCCTGGTGACCGCGCTCGGAACTACCGAGCGCGCCATTGCGCAGACGCAGACGTCGGTGCAGCGGGTGGACCGTACCATTGCGGACCTGCGCGAGGCGTTGGACCGCAACCCCGGGAGCCGGGGCCTGGCCGTGTCCCTGCAGATCGCGGAACGGGACGCAGCGGGTCTGCGTCGGACCCTTGACCAACTGACCGCTCGGCACGCTGAGCAGCAACGTGCGGCGCGGGCGGCGGGCGTGGATACCGGGCAGCTTGCCAACGAGGAGCGGCGGCTGGCGTCGGTGGTCGACAACACCCGCGAGAGCATCGCGCAGAACAGCCGTGAGATCCGCGAGCTGGAACGCGCGCAGATGCGAGCGGCGCGGGAGGCTGCTGGCCACACCTCGCGCGTGACGGCGCTGCGCGAGGCCATGTCGTCCGGCGTTCGCCAGGCAGCCGCTTACGCCGCAGCCTTCGTCGGCATCCAGGCGGCGCTGAACCTGGTGCGCAGAGGAATCGGCCTGGTGCGTGATGGCATCGTCTCGATGCTGACCACCGGCGACCAGTTCGAGAACCTGCAGAACCGGCTTACGTCGCTGATGGGCTCGGTTGCCGAGGGGGAGCGGGCAACCGCCTGGATCAAGACCTTTGCCAAGGACACGCCGCTTCAGTTGAGCGACGTCACCGACGCCTTCGCGCTGCTGAAGGCCTACGGCCTGGACCCGATGGACGGGTCGCTGAAAGCGATCGAGGACCAGTCGGAGAAGCTGGGTGGCGGCATGGAGCGCCTGGAGGGCATCACGACTGCAGTCGGCCAGGCCTGGGCGAAGCAGAAGCTGCAGACCGAGGAGATCCTGCAACTGGTCGAGCGTGGCGTGCCGGTGTGGGACATGCTGGCCAAGGTCACCGGCAAGAATGCCGCGCAGCTGCAGGATCTGGCGAGCAAGGGCAAGCTTGGCCGGGACGTCATCAAGGCGCTGGTCGACGAAATGGGGCGCAGCTCCGAAGGGGCCGCTGCGAAGGCCATGAGCACCCTGACCGGTCTGGTCAGCAACCTCGGCGACACTGCGGCCGACTTTCTCAACCGCATTGCCAACGCCGGCGCGCTGGACCACGTCAAGAACAAGCTGAAGGAACTGGGTGACACCATCGCGCAGATGGACCAGGACGGGCGCCTCGACTCGCTGGCCAAGGGGCTGTCGGATGCCTTCGTCCAGGGCTCGGAATGGGTCGAGCGCTTCATCAAGCGCCTGGCCGACGTCGATTTCGGCACCCTGATCGACAAGACCTCGGCCTGGCTTAGCAGCTTCAGCACCCAGTTGGACGACATGGCCTCGCGGGTGCAACTGTTCATCGCGCCGTTCCGGACGTTGTTCAACGGCGTCACCTCGGGCATCAGCGCTATCGCCCTGGCCTGGACCGGCACCATGTCGCTGATGGTCGCCGGCATCGAGAAGGTGGCGGAGAGGATCCCGGCGGCGCTGGGTGGGGAGCGCATCCGCAGTTCCGTCGCCGGCGTCCACGACTTGCTCAGCAGCATGAGCGAGGGCTTCCGCCAGCAGATCCAGCAGGACGCGCAGGATATCGCGGATGCCTGGGACACCAGCACCACGGCTACCGCCTCCGCCGCACAGCAGCAGAGCCAGGCGATTACCGACACCTTCACCGACCTGAAGGCGGGTGCGAAGAACGCGGCGGCCGAGTCGGTGCAGGCGGTGACCAGCCTGCAGAATGCCCTGGACCAGATCAGCGCGGCCAAGACCACCGAGCAACTGACCGCCCTGCAGGGGGAAATGCTCAAGGCCTACCAGGCCGGCACGCTGAGCCAGCAGGAGTATGCGAACGGCGCCGGTGTCCTCAACGCGAAGCTGACCGAACTGAAGTCGACCGCCAGCGGCGCCGCCCTGGGGGTGTCTGACCTCAGTACCGGCCTGGAGAACCTGAAGCAGGTCCAGGACGCGATCAGCAGCGCGAAGACCACGGTCGATATCCAGAACATCCGGACGGCGCTGGGCCGGTTGTACAACGACGGCACGATCAGTGCGCGGGAGTTCAACCAGGAACAGACCAAGCTGTCCGCCAAGGTCAAGGAACTGAAGGCGGCCGGCGAGGAGGGCGCCAAGGGTATGCAGGCGGTCGCGGAGTCCTCGGACAAGGCGGCCAAATCGCTCTCGGACCAGCGCAAGGCCATCGGCGAATCGATGGAGGCAACCCGCAAGGGAGTAGCGTCGACGAAGGACGACATGGGCGCCTTCGAAGGGTTCTTCGGTGGAGTGTTGAGCACCGCGCGGCAGGGCGTTGCGCAGTTGAGCCAGGAAGCGCTGAATGCCTTCGACGCGATGCGTGGGATCTCCACCGTCGATCTCAGCATCGACACCAGCAGCCTGGACGCCACGTCGCGCTCGCTGGCCAAGGTCAGTGAGCAACTGGCCCGGATCAAGGCCGAGTCGGGCGTGGGCATGAGCGGTTTCGGGCGCTGGGCGATGGATACCCAGCGGGCCAGCCTGGAGATCCAGGCTGCGTACCTGGAGCAGAAGCGCAGCCTGCAGAGCCTGATGGACGACTACGAGCGCGGGACCATGAAGCTGGGCGACTTCGTGTCGGCGGCCAAGGGCGCTCGAAATGGCCTCAGCCTGCTGAACGATTCGGACATGCGGCAACTGGAGAGCGCAATCGAGGCGGCCAATCAGAAGATCCAGCAGCTCAAGGAGGGCTCGAAGTCGACGCTGGTCAGTCTGCGTGAGGAACTGGCGGGGCTGCGCGGCGAGCAGGAAGCCGTGGATCGTAGCCGGTTCAACAGCCGCAAGGCCGAGTTGCAGCAGCAACTGGCCGAGGCCCAGGGCAGCGGCGACATGAACGCGGTGCAGAACCTGATGACGGCGCTGGCCACCCTGCAGCAGATCCAGGCCGAGACGGATGCCAAGCGGCAGCGAGAGGAGCAGCAGAAGCGGGTGGACGAGCAGAACGCCGCCAAGGCCGCCGCGGCGCCGCCTGCCTCGCCGCCGGCTTCGAGTCCTCCGCCCCGGGTCGTTCGTTTCGAGACGGCGCGGGGAGCCGTTGACGTGGCGGTGGCCAGCGAACAGGACGAAACCAACCTGCTCGGCGTGCTCGAGCAGGCCAGCATGAGGACCGGCCGATGAGGCTCGATGCGGTGGAACTGGGCGACCAGTTCGAATGGGTGGACGAGTTCACCTGGGATGCGGTGGCACAAGAGCAGGAACGCTCCCTGACCGGCGCGCTGCTGGTGCAGGAAGGCACCAAGCTGCATGGCCGCCCGATCACACTGCGCTCCGGGGGAGGGGTATGGACGCCGCTGTGGGTCGTGCGCCAACTGGAGGTGCTGCGCGACCAGCGCCTGCGGGTCATGCCGCTGGTGCTACCAGACGGCCGCGAATTCTCGGTGATCTTCAACCGCGCCGAAGGGACGCCGCTGGAAGCCGAACCGCTGTTCCGCGAGGTCAACCCCGGTCCGGACGCCGACTACCTGGTGACGTTGCGACTGCTCACCGTAGCGCCGCCCTCGGCACCGCCCACCCCCGACCCTTGATCCCACACCCCGCCTCGGCGGGGTTTAATGAGATGGTCACCTC